GTCGGCCTGTCGGCGGGCAGGAGATCGCATTGCCACGCGTCATGGCCGCGCGCGAGGAAGGCGTCGAGGGCAACGCAGGATGATGCGCAGCCGATCAGGACGCGCAACGGCTTCACGGTCGCGTCACGCATCGGGGGCCTCCTGGGCGATCAGTGCGACTGGCTGCAACTGTGCCGGGGTGCTCGACGCGGGCACCTCCCCCGGCTGAGGTGTCGGTAAAACGGAGGTATCGGCCCCCGCGTCGGATTTCGGCTCGGCAGGGATAAGGGCGAGGATGGCGGCTTGACACTCTGCAACAACGCGACGCTCGCCTTTGGTGCCATCAGCGTTCCAAAGCATGTGCAGTTTCTTTGCCGCCCCTTCCAGCGCCTTGCGGACCTCTGCCGCGACGTGGGCATCAAGCGCGGCTTTGGCGTCGGCGGGTATCCGGCTCTTGGCGTATTCCATGATCCGGTCATACTTGGGACCACAGATGCAGCCGCCCGCCTCGTTTGGTTCGTCGCAAACGCGGTCCATGCATTCCTCTGTTGCCAATATTGCGCGCCAAAGCGGCCCGGCAATATTTGCCAGTGCGTCCATTGCCGCAGCCGCCACCATCGCCTTGACCTCTGGCAGTTCGGCCAGAACGGCAGGGTCGCGGACAACCAAATGCCCCCGCTTGATTGCAAGGCCGATGAATGACTGCTCAGGCCCAACACCTCGTGCCAGAATGTGCGGTGGATATACCTTGGAAAAGTTAATCCCGAAATCGTTGCAAATCTCGGCGACCAAAAGACCACCTATTTCTGCTTGCGCATCTTCCCTACTGATCTTTGCGTCACTCATTCCTTGGTCTCCTCAAGTGCGGCGCGGGCGGCATTTTTCCCGCGTGTGACCGGTGGGCACGGGTCGTCCAAGTGAGGGTCTTTTTCCCGGAAAACTGCTGCGGCCCAAGACATCCCATAGATCGCAAGACCAAGCGCCTCCGTCAGCTTCACCACCTTGGTCTCTGCGGCTTCGGCGCGGGCATATACCGCCAACTCGCGCCCCGAATGGCATGCGCAGTAACGTTCGGTTTGGTGAGTGATGCCCGAGCCTTCGCAATCGGTGCAGTCAGGTTCCCGCTCCGCCTCCAACTCCGCCACCCGAGCCGCAAGGGCTGGCACAGCTTCACGGGCATAGGCGATGAAGTGGGCGTCTGCATCGGCTGCATTGTAGCCGCCCCACGCCGTAGCGATGTCAAAGCCGTCCGCTGTGATGCACTGTGCGGGGTCGCCTTCTTCGTCAGGCCCAAGCCTCCAAGGCCCCGGCGTCACGCCTTCCAGCATCCGCGCCACGGCCTCGGGGCTGGTGTCGATGGGGGCGGTCATTTGATGGCCTCGCGGGAGGCGACCGGAACCGTGATCGTTTCTTCGTTGCGAGTGCCGCCGAAAACCCATTGCCGAAACCGCAGATTGTTGTCGGATTGCCACTTGCCGACAGCCTCACGAACGGCGCGATCCAAGCTGCTCAAGGCTACTGCGGTAAGGTCAATCATCGGTTCGCCATCTGGGTGGCCCACATCGGACAAGTTGTCGTTCAGTTCTTCAATCCAAGCGTCAGCATCGAAATGATCCGCAAGCATGACATCCCCCTGCCATGCTTCTACGATGTGAAAAACCTGCGGTTTGAGTAGGTCACACAGGCCAATCTCATCATCCGTTGCGGCCTGGATGATTGCATCTCTGGATGTTTCTGGCCCGCAACTGTAGTTTTCTTGATCCGCGCTGGCATACCAGCCCCAATTGCGTTTTGCATCGTTCATCATCATTCCTCCGGTTGTTCAGGATGCCCGGCCCGCAAGCCGGGACACCTCAACAGCCGTTCAGCCGCCCAGCGGGATGCCAGCGCCGGGCACGTCCGACATGCCGATGCCGGGAACGGTCTTGCCGTCCACGTCAAACGACACCGGCACCAGGCCTCGCGCGTTGCCTTGGAACTCGCCCGCGAAAACGCAGGTCGGGTCGGCCTTGACGGTGTAGTTCGATCCGGTCACGGCAACGGTCTCGCAGCCTTGCACGGTGCCTGCGGTGGTCATTGCGGGCCCGGCCAGCAGGGCGGCGGTCAGGAGGAGGGCGGTTTTCATTCGGTGGTCCTTTCGGGGTTAACGTGCGGGCTGCACGGGAAAGCGCGGGCTTGCCGGTGCGGTCCTGAAAAGCCCCCGGCGGGCAATCTATGAGCCGCGCCGGGGTAGTGGGTGGAAGGAGACAGTGTGCCGCGCCGTCACCCGCGCGGCAGGGTTTGGGGTCAGCCGGAGCCGTCGCCGGAGCCGTAGCCGTCGCCGGAGCCGTAGCCGGAGCCGTAGCCGGAGCCGGAGCCGTCGCCGTAGCCGTCGCCGGAGCCGGAGCCGGAGCCGTCGCCGTAGCCGTCGCCGTAGCCGTAGCCGGAGCCGGAGCCGTCGCCGTAGCCGTCGCCGGAGCCGGAGCCGGAGCCGTCGCCGTAGCCGTCGCCGTAGCCGTCCTTGGCTGGGTCATAATCAGAAAGGCGGATCACGCCCATTTCGCGGATTCCAGCGTTTCGACGGCCTCGGGCGCGCAATCAATGATTGCACATGCGCCGATCACAATGACCGCAGCGGCAACCGCAGAAAACTTGCCAGCCTTGACGCCAACATTGGCGCAATCCAGCAAAGTGCCGCCGGATACCGCCGTCCAAGACCACATCTGCCGGGCGTTGCGAAGGTGGACAGTCGATCCTTCATAACCGTCCAGATAGCCAAACTGCACGCCAGCATCGCGGCTGCGGACAATCACCGGGCGCATATCGCCCTTGATATAGGCCGGGCCGGATGATGCGCCCGCATTCGCGCCGAAAAGAGCGGCCAGCCTCTTGGCTTCGCCGATGGTGATGTCGTCAACGTTCATTTTGTCATTTCCTTTCAGGTTGGGTTTGGGGTCAGGCGCCCGCAGCCTCGCGGTCACGGTCGGCCAGGAACGCGGCGTGTTCGCGGTCGATCTGCGATTGCTGATCGGGGTCGGTCATGGGATCGGCGTCCATGGGCAACGGGTTTGCAGCCATGCGGGCAAGCAATTCATCCGCCCCGGATGCAATCACCCGGCAGTCAAACAAAACGGCGTCGGTAAGCGCACCGGACGCGCGGCAGTCCTTGCCTTCGTCGGTGTTGAACCATGCGCGGAAAGCGGCAACGCCCTTCGCAGCAGCGGCTTTGGCGGCTGAAATGGCCGGGCTTTCGGTTGCGTCTTGTGTTGCGGGCCGATCCTTCGGCGCGGGCTTGGCGAAGTTTCCGGCCAACGGCTTGATCGTGAACAGCTTGCGGTTTTGCTTGCTTTCGGCCAGCGCAATTCGCAGATCGCCGTCCAAGTGGCTCATGGCGCGGATGCGAATACCGCCAACCTTCATCCCGCCCCACTTGACATCGGGGTCAAGGTAAAGCTGCACGGCGCGGCCACCGTAAACGGAAGTATCAGCGCCCCATGCGGCCATGAGAATGCGCCCGGTCGTTTTGCAGGGACGCCAAACCTTTTCCGTGCCGTCCAGTCGGATCGATACGGGCTGTTCCGTTCCCGGCGTGACCTTCACGGCGGCAATGGTCACGGTCATGTCGCCAGCGATCAGATCCTGTGCGTTGATTTGGTCACTTTTTGGGGCCATGGCTGCGGCAAAATCGTTCATCAAAACATCTCCTGAATGTCACGGCGTTGCGTGGGGATAAGCCGCGCGCCGGATGCCAGCGCACTGCGGTAGGTCTCGACCGCCCGCTGCACCTTTTCTTCAAAGGCGACGGCGGCGGCTTCAAAGCGCTCCTGCCACTCGGGATCGGGCAAGATGCGGATTACGGCCATGTGCAGCCCGTTTGAGTAGCTACAAAAATCCAGCCACTTGCGATCCGTCACCCAAAGCGCGGTTTGCACTTGCATGACGTATTCATCCGGGCAGGTTTCCGGGCCGACGTTCTCGCAGATGGTCTGCACTTGGAACTTCTGGCGGCGCGACTTTGCCTCGCCCATGCCGTCCGTGCCAACCAGCCAATCCGGCGAACATCCAACCGGGAAGCCCAAGCGGCGATTGACCACAAAACCGACCGTATGCGTTACGTCGATGCACTGGTCATAGGCTTGGCGCGAGAGGATTTCCTCCTCGTGACCGCGCAGCATATCGTCGCCGACGTAG